AAGCTCGACAGTTTCTTCTGTAAGTTTAGCCACCTGCTTAAAACTGTCTGCATTGTGAATCTTCCGTCTAACGGACCAATACCTAATCTGTTCAAATATATTTTCCATAGTTTGAATAAACGCAAAGCACAGTGTCACCTTTTTGCATTTTTAGGATTTTATCCTTTAATGCAAGAGGGCAAACAGCCGCGACAGTTTGCCCTTCTTTAGTACTTACTAACATAGTAAGCCCTAATGTCATGCCTTCGCGCTCATTTCTAGCCCTTTCTACCTTGTTTAATTCGTTACTGGCAACAATTAATTTGATAGTGTTGCCTTTACCAACTTGAACAATAGAAGCAGGGAAAGACGCGTACGAGCCTAATACAAAGTTATCTGAATTGGCTGCATTCTCTTGCAACCAATTGAACATTTGTACTTTTTGGTTCTCGGTTTTTTCCTCCTTTGTTGTTTTGGTCTGAACCTTACTTTCTTTTACTTGAATAGTCATAATAATTATTTGTGAATTGCTTTCCTTTCCCACAATGGTGTGGGGTCCCGGAGCGCAGCGAACCCGAGAGGGGGTTGTTTTGTTGGGTGGTACTCCTACTCATCTTTTTTTAAAAAAAATTTTAAAATATTCTGGTACTATTCCACATCAATATAAAAATTTTTTAAAAAAATATTTTTTAGGGGATACAGAATGATTATCAGGACTTTATAAAAGATGTTCATTTTACCATTCTCTAACAATCTGACAATGAGCTACATCTTATACAATTCTATAGTTATAATATATACTATAATTTGAACATTCTTTTCCCTGAGAATCATTGACTTACAACTTAGTGAAATGAACATCTTGTTTTATTTGAATAATGTTCATATATTTGAACTGTGTTTAAAAGAATGAACAATGAGAAAGTTTAAAAGTTTAATTACAGCTGAGGATGAGGCCTTTATGGAAAGGTTTGCAAAAAAACTTGAAGGTGAATTATGGTATGGTAAGTCAGCTCCGACCACTCCTCAAGAGTGTGAATTCCTTAAATTCGCCATAGCTAATTCTGGAGAAGGAACGCAGCAAGTGGTGTATGCCGACAACAGAGACACCAGTAAGATATATAGGTTCACTTACTCGAACCTGGATGATAGGATTAATCCTGTACCCCTTGAAGATTACAAATTTGTTAGATGGGCCACTGGCCATGATTTATAAAAACTATGGAAAATATATTTGAACAGATTAGGTATTGGTCCGTTAGACGGAAGATTCACAATGCAGACAGTTTTAAGCAGTTGGCTAAACTTACAGAAGAAACTGGTGAGCTTGCCAATGCTCTTATTAAAAATAAACCTGCTGAGTTTAAGGATGCTATTGGGGATTGTGTGGTGGTTCTAACTATTCTAGCCCAGCAAAACAATCTTAATATTGAGGATTGTATTAAAGCTGCCTACGAAGAAATCAAGAATAGAAAAGGTACTAGTGTTAACGGTTTATTTATTAAAGATGAAGAAAATAACAATCATTAATGGTGAATACCATGAGGAGGAAATGGATTCTCCTTCTCCAAAAGTAGTAGAGAATCATAATATTCCTCCTTATCCTGGAACTGATGGAACTTCAGGAGTACTAATGTTTGGTACTGGTGGCGAAATGTCACGCTTTGATTTAGATGAATTCAGAAGGATGTGGTATGAACCTTATAATCACTTTGAGAGAGAACGTGAATCTGATGAAAGATTGCGTAACCTTTTTAGAGAAGCAATGCCTACACCTGAAAGAACCATTACTCAAATTTGGGAAGAAAGTGGTCCTTTCCCAACTGCAAGACTACCTATAACTGGTAATATTATAAGTTCAGATGATTCAGTAACTTCTCTTGCTGCTGCATTAGTAGGTTCTACAGCTTCATCAGCTATGGCTGGTATAACTAATAATTATAACGGAACTTCTTTTCCTTTATCAAATTTGACTAGTGGAATAAATTTAGTAGCTAGAAATAATGATGCTACTTCTTTTGCTATTCTGAAAAGAAGGAGAAGTGGTTATTCTTATACTATGCAGAGAAATATGATTGAAAGGATGTATGAAAACTTACCTAATTTTTTAACAGAAAACCCTGAATAAAATGGAAGAGGGTTATAGAATACCAGCAGCTGAAGAGTTTGTCCAAGGCTTTAAATTTGAAAAAGCTTGTGATACTAGGATGGTTATGATTGATTTCAGTAAGCCGGCTAGAAAAGATGAAACTCCTTTTACTAGACATTGGGTTGAATTAGAGGTTTGGTGGGATTGTAAACCTGATGAATTTGTAGAGTATAATTGGTACGCAGGTAAAATTAAATTAAAGGGTTCTACTGTAAATTTCTTTAAACCTTTTGATGTAGAATCGTTTATTAAACAAGGATTAGTAAGAGTAAAAACAGATGGAAACAGCAACCATATCATTAGAGAAATATGATAATATGTCCAAGGCAATCTCCAAAGAGACGATAGCCTTAGAACAAAAATGTAAAAAGTACGAAGAGTCTTATGCTGCTTTAGGTACTCAATATAATTTATTGGTAAAACAAATGAGAAATTTGACCAATGTTTTATATGAGACTAGTCAGATTAAGGTCGAACTACTTGATTCGGGAGAAGTAAAATTAATTACAAATTATTTAAGATGAGAAAGCAATTACCTATAAAACTATTAGATTATTTTGATACCTGTAGAATTTTATGGGTTAAGGAAGAGTCTAAAGAATTTGTTCAATGGACCAATATTGTTACAAAAAGTAAAGTAACTTTTTGTAATCATGATTGGAATAAAAAGGATTGGGAAGCAGTATTAGAATTTATAAATTATAGAAAATGAGCAAGCACACACCAGAAGGACTAAAGACTGCGACTAATCCATTCCTTGATAGTTTGGTTCTTCCGGCTGTAGCATTGTATAGGATTGAACAAAGGATTGACCCATCCAAGATTAGAGTGAGTGATGGGATTATCAATAGGGTAGGCGCAGTAGACAAGATTAAGAAAAGTCATATCGTTGAAAAGGATAGGAAAGTATCACTGTATTATGAGAATGATGGATTTGACCTCAAACCGATATTCGCTAAGATTACTAAAGAGGGTAGATTATTGCTGGATTATATACTTCTTTATTGCTTACGAGAAAATAAGACTCACTGCTTTGTTGATACTACAGAATTTATGGAAGTCTATGGGATTTCTTCCAGGACTACGGTTTGGAATAGTAAAAAGAATTTGGTTAATTTGGGTTTTATTTCTCCTACTGCTTATCAGGGTTGGTACTGGATAAACCCTAAGTTTATGTTTAAAGGAGATAGACTTAAATGTAATGAGCTATCTGATATTTTTGAAATTAAAACATTTGAAGAATGAAAAAAATAACAATAATTGATGGAGAATTTCATGAAGAAGAAGTTCCAGATAACTCTCCTTATGATGGTGAGATTATAAGAAAAAGAAGAGGTGAAATAGTTAGTGGGGGTGGATTACTTGAGCAGATTGAATCAGGTATCTCTTCTCCTTACAGTGAATTAACTAGTACTAGACTTGAAAATTTATTAAGGGATATATCTGGTGATACACCTGAACCCTATGATACTTCATTAGTTGAGGAAATGCGCCAGTATTCCGATGCATATAATCTAAATCAGTTACGCATGGAAAACGCAGTACGTCAAAGTACTATAATTACTGACCGGATGATAAGAGAAACTATCACTGCTGTTTTTGATGAGAATCCTCTTCCTCAAATTTATACAGGAGCTGCTGGACAGAGAGCTTTTGATGAAGCAATGAGTGCAGAATTAAATAGACAATTTCCCTCTACTCCTCAAGAATCTATCCCTGACCCTAGAGTAGAAATGGACCCAGAAATTACAAGATATTTAACAGATGAAAACAGAACTAGAACAACTAGAAGAAATAATAGGCCTCGCTAACAGTAGGCTTACTAACCATAAAGTCCAACTAAAGTACAGAGAAGTAATACTCGAAGATAGAGAGTTGCATATAGCTTTGAATGTAAATAACAGGACTGTAATTTATAAGAATTTTCTTATCCAAGAAAAGAGTATTGAACCAGCTCTTGAGCATGCGTGCAGGAATATTAAAATGGAATTATTTATGTCAGGTATTATCCAATCCTATAATACAGCCAGTCAAATAGATGAAAACAGAAAATATTATTCAGACGGAGAAGGCTACTAATCAGTTAGAAATTAAATTTAAGCCAACTTCTAATAAAGAGTATAGTAATAAAATGAAAGACTATTTAAAAAATAGAACTAATGAAAAGGTTAAAAAATGAGGTTAGGATTTCTCAGAATATCCTAGACCAGTCAGATGTAGAAAAGAAAATCATGCAAGATATGGCCATGAGAATTGGTTTAGCTTTAGAAGAGGAAGACTTAATTTCCTTCAGTATGAGTCATGTAACCAACACGGCTTACCCTGAAGTAGTATTTTCAGCTGAACTATTTATTATTAGTCCTACAGAAAGGGCCGCACTTCTCCGCATTCTTATGGATATGGAACAAGGAAGCTCTGACTTTACTAGGAATAATTTAGAATTGATGAGAGGTATTTTAAAAATATAATTATGCAAGATAAAAAAGTAAAATTGAGTGTTGGCCCGGGCGGTCAACTGAATCAAACAACTACAGTAGAACCGTCTACTGAAGAATTTGTAACAACTATTCCATTTGTTCCTGAAGCAAATACGTTGCTTGTAAGGCAATTGCCTAGTACAGAAATGCGTACAGCTTCTGGGGTAATTTTACCACCAACTCAAGAGGAACATAGAGGGGTAATTGTTTGTGTAGGTGAAAATATTACAGCCTATAAACCAGGTGATATTGTAGTAATTAACTTAGCTCATGGTAATATTTTCCAGCATTACATTTGTGGTCAGTTACTTGCTCCAATGTATCAAAGTACAATTTTAGGAAAGTACACTAATTACGCATTACCAGTAGTAGATGGAACTGGAGTATAGAGAAGTTAAGGTCGGAGGGATTACTCTCCGACTATTTAAGGATTTAGGGAATGCTCGTCTTCCGTATGAGACATTCCAGGAATTCAGGATGAGGAGAAAGTTCGTCCATGATGAGGTTACTGAAAGAAAAAAATACGGAGTTAAAGGTCAACAAATTAAAAAACAAACAAATGCAAATTCCTAGAAGAGCTCAAATTCAAGAAATGACACCAACTGAACTTCAAATCAGAGAGTGTATTACTGCTGTCGAAAAGTTGGGAGCCGATGTAAGGCTTACCAATTGTGTAACTAAATTATCAGAAGCTAAAGACCATTTATCGGATTGGTTGGATGACATTAAATCCAGTTCTGAAAAAGTAATTAATCTTACTTTTGGTGAAGCAATTGTTGCTGTAAAGCAAGGAAAACTTATTTCCAGAGTTGGTTGGAATGGTAAGAAAATGTTTGTTTTCATGCGTCCAGCTGATGACTTAGACCCATTGTTTATTATGGAAAAAGTAAAATCTCTTCCATATGATTATAAAAAAACATTGCAAAATGTTACTTTTAGTGAGGGTGAAAAGATTCATTTTGGACCTTATTTATGTATGAAAGCTGCTGACAATTCAATCGTGAATGGTTGGTTGGCAAGTCAAACAGATATACTGGCCGAAGACTGGTGTATTTTAGCTTAAAATTTATTGCGGTTTTAAAGCCCTCATTAGATTAATTTCTAGTGGGGGCTTGTTTTTTAAATTAATTTGTATATTTGTGACAATGTTATCACAGATAGTATTTACGAACTTTCTATATAAGCAAGGATGGGCTGTCAAAAAAGATGGTTATGACAATGCTATGGTAGGACTTCAAACAGTTCTAACTAAAGATAACATGGAAATGATTGTTAGGTGGAATGACTTTCCATTACTGATTGAAATAAACTGCACTATTACGGAGAAGAGATTATTCAAAAGATATATCTTTTTCCAATCAGATTATTTTAAGTTTATTCCTCCTCTTTTTAAACAATGTCCTAAAACTAATCTAACCAACAGTTCTCCTTCAGGTCCTACATCATATGATGCTCTTTTACTTAGTGATGATGAATACCTTTTAGGAGATGATTTAATACTATTATAATGACATTACCAGGTAAAAAAATTAATGAATTAACTCCAGCATCAGCTTCTGGAACACAAATAATTCCTGTTGGTTATCCAAATAATCCTGATACTAATTCAATTACAGTACAAGAAATACTGGATTTAGTACCAACTCCTCCTTCAAGTGGTTTTATAAAGGAGTGGGATAACGCAACAATTTATGAAGTTGGTGATGTAATTTATTATAGCTCGGCAACTACTAAAGGAATATTTGAAATTGTCACTAGAACAACTGCTGGAGAAACACCAGAAAGTTCATCTTATACGAAGTTTAAAAGTATCAGTTTATCTTTCATTAAAAACGAAGTAGCTGAAGGTGGAGATTCTGGATATTTAAGAACTGTTAGAGTGGTTATACCTACTGAGTCTTTTTCAGGTAGCCCTAATGTATTTTTATACAGTATTGAAACGAGCTTTGCTGATGCTGATTTAAATGCAGCTAAAATTTCAGGAAGTTTGGCTAGAGATGGACAAACTGGAATAGCATCATTAAGGATAGCTAATTCAAATGATGCATCAGGGTTTCTTCTTATGTATATAGAATACTGGGGTTCTGGCACATTAGGTGGTTTATTTGTAGATTTAAAGATAGAACTTTGATGGATGCGAAGTTTAAAGAAATAGGATTAAAGTACGGCTTGACTCAAAGCCAAACGAAACAATTATTTAATCATCAGTTTAAGGTGGTAAGAGATTGTATTAGTGAATCACGAGTAGATTTACTCGAAGCAAAGAATGTTAGAATTCCTTTATTAGGAACCTTTTTTCGTTCTTTACATTCGATAAAAAAGATGTATAAATATGACAAACGAGAAAGTACACCTGCGGAGGCTACCTAAAATTGACACAGAATTATCTATTCTGGATACGATAACAGCTGTAATGGGAGTTCAGCTTACAATGGAACAACCAGATATAGAAATAGTTGGTAATTGTCAAACTATCATTAAATCTCTAACTTCAAATATTAGAGATGTTATTGAAAATAAACCGGCAGTAGAGTTATGATACTATTAACTGTTGATAATGACTTCGAAGTTTCAATTAGTCCTGAAGCTTTGGAGCTAAAGGCGTTTAAGGCCTTAGTCACAAGAGATAAAGGTTCTAAAGGTGACTTTGATGGACGTAAAAAATATAGAGCAAAAAAAGAATTTGCTTATATCTATAATATGCTTCATCCAGATAGTCCTTTTGCCTCTTTGGAAGCAGCATTACGAAGTAAACGCTTAAAAGAAGAACTATTTTATGAAGAGGATTGGGCTCCAGATGCACTAGTAAATACAGCTATGAATCTTTATGGAGAGCTTATTACGACAGCCTCAATCAAAGTATTACGCACATTACGCAGAACTTTAAATACTACTGATGGCATTATCCAAAAAGTTATTGATGATGTTCAAAAAAGAGTTGATACCAATGAGCACACTAAAATGTACACTAATCGTGTTGGTACAACTACTACTGGAGTATCAATGATTATGGATGATTTAAATCAATTGATAAAATTATCTAATCAAATACCCGCAGTACTTGAAACAATTAATAAACAGGAAGAGAAAGTAGCTTCAGAAAAATCGGTTAGTGGAAAATCAAAGGGAGGCAAAACAATTTCGGAGAGGGAACGATAATGATTACAACTGATTTATCCATGATTAATGTTGAGGAATTCCGCCGTCCGGCACTCGAATTTCTCAAGAACAATCGACAGACTGGGCGGGAATTTTACATTGATGCTCCTAGAAATTCCTATGATTGGAAACAATATTGGGATGAGCAAGAGTATTATTGTCAAAATGGAATGTCAGTAGGTGGTGTTCGAATTACCGGGGACCATTATTTCTACATGAATTTTTGTCAAATCATGATTAAGCCGAAGGATGCTGAGGAAAAAGTAGTTAAGAAAAAAGTATCGGCCCAAAAGATTATGACATTCCCAGATTTCTGGGATGCTGATTTTCATTATTACCATGAAATAGAAGCGGCTAGAAATGATGGTCAGCACATGCTGGTTTTAAAGCCTCGTCGTCGTGGATACTCTTACAAGAATGGTGCTTTGGCAGCTAAAAAATATAGTTTTGAAAGAAACTCAGGCTCACTTATTCTTGGATATGATTTAACTTATGCTGAAGAAACCATGAAAATGGCTGTAGATTATTTGGATTTTCAAATAAAATGCACTGATTTTGGTAAGACTAGAGATTTTGTAAGTCAACCTAAAAAAGAAGTTGAGGCTAGTTTTGTTGATATAATGCCTGATGGACGTAGAACTAAGGGCGGTTACATGTCCAGAATTATGTGTGGTACAGCTAAAAACAATCCCGATGTTGCTAGGGGAAAGGGCTGTTCATTAATTCTTTTTGAAGAAGCTGGTTCGTTTGATAATCTCAAAGCTACCTACATGGCCACAAAGCCGGTAGTAGAATCTGGTCAATTTGTAACTGGACAAATGATTCTCTTCGGAACTGGTGGTGATATGTCTGGAGGTATGGTGGATTTTGAAGAAATGTTCTACAATCCTGAACCATACGGATTCCGTACCTACAAAAATATCTATGAAGAAGGAATGTCTGATAATAATATCGGCTTTTTCTTACCCGATTATTATGCAAAAGATGGTTTTATGAAGGGTGGTATCTCACTTGTTGATGATGCTAAAATGTATGAAGAAGCGGAAAGAGACAAAATTCGTCGTACTTCTAAAGACCCTTCACTTATTGATAAACGCCTAACTGAATATCCTCAAACCCCTAAAGAAGCTTTAACTAAACTCTCTACAAATATCTTTCCTAAAGGGGAGCTTCAAGCTCAACTTTCTAAACTGAAAGGAAGTAAACTTGGGGAACTTGGTGTTCCTGGTTTAATTTACAGAAATGAAGAAGGGCTCGTAAAGTTTGAACATAGTGCACAAGCACGCGCAATTAGACACTTTCCTGTAAAAAAAGATGTAGATGGAGAGGGTTGTGTAGTGCAATTTCAAGCACCTTTTTATGTAAATGGTAGCGTTCCTAATAATTTATATTACATTTGTCATGACCCTTATGCTTTTGATGATTCGCAAGGAGATTCAATAGGTGCTACATTTGTTATTAAGCGAATGAATAATGAGTCTTCACCAGACGACTTTATTGTTGCTGAATATATTGCTAGACCAAGCACTCAGGATGAGTACAATAAAAACCTCTTTCTTTTAGCGGAATATTATAATGCTAAAATAGGGTTTGAAAATGATAGGGGAAATGTGATTGAGTATGCAAAAAATGCACGACTGTTTCACTGGTTAGAAGAGGAGTTTGATATTTACGACAAGGATAACCGAATAATGACCAAATTAGGTCGGAGATTCGGTATGTCAATGTCAAACAGAGAACGTAAACGCCAGGGATGTATTTATTTACGCGACTGGTTATTAAGAGAGAGAAGTCGAGATGAGAAAGGTAGACCTGTCTACAATCTAAACATGATTTATAGTATTCCTCTTATTGAGGAACTATTAAAGTATGAATATGATGGTAACTTTGATAGGGTTTCTGCACTTCTTATTGGAATGTATTATGAACGACAATTGGTAAGTACACCAATAATGCGTAAAGAATATGTTTATGATAATGTCTTTTTTAATCTTTATGATACTGGAAACACTTTAACTGGAGAATATTAAAATTATGGAACAATTTGGTGCACATAATATTCCTATACAAACAGTCTCTTATGCAGATAAGGTAAAAGATGACTATGCTTTTGTAAAAACTACAATGAGAGCTTACATTAATCTCTCATTTAATTACTCAACAAACTATAGACTTGATGTAAAGAAGCTTTATGACTATTATAATGGTCATGTATATCAAGATGATTACTCGTCAGTACTAAAACCTTATGGAAAAAGTTTTGAAGGCTTCCCTCAGACGGTAAAAAATTATCCAATCATTAAACCTAAAATTGACTTACTTAGAGGAGAGTTTGCTAAACGACCTGATATTTGTACAGTTGTAGTTGTTAATGAAGATGCTCGTTCTGAAATGTTAGAATACTTAAATCAAAAAGTTGAAGCATCTTTGCATCAAGTGGCTATAAACGCTATGAATGCAGCTGGAGTTAATGGTGGAATGGAGTCTCAAGAAACTAGACAGCCTGGACAAATTGCTGAAGAAGTAACAAACAGTTGGCGAGATAAAAAAGCAGATGTTGGTCAAGCAGCATTGAACTATATTAAAAGATACAATAATCTTTCAGAATGGTTTAACATTGGATTTCTGGATATGTTAATTGCAGGAGAGACTTACTCTTATAAAACTGTAGTAAATAAAGAGCCTTATTATGAGGTTGTAAATCCTTTAGATATTGATTTTGATAAAGACCCAGACCTTCAGTATATTGAAGATGCAGACTGGGTTTGCCGTAGAAAGTATATGAATCCTTCAACTGTTGTTGATACATTCTATACTGAATTAACTAAAGATGAGGTTGAACAAATTGAAAGACCTCAACATGTAAATATTACGCCATCAGCAGTTCTTGGTAATCTTGATGAACGTGTAAATAGTTATCGTAGAACTAGTCGCTTAGTTGAAGTAATTCATGTATGTTGGAAAACTAGAAAAAAAGTAGGTATTCTTTCATACATTGATGAGTATGGTCAACCTCAAGAAATGATTGTTGATGAAACATACACACCAGATAAACTATTAGGAGAAACAGTTGAGTGGTTGTGGGTTAATGAGGCTTGGCAAGGATTTAGAATTGATGGAAACATTTTCAAATCTATGGGCCCTATACCTTCCCAAAGAGCTTCTCTTGATAATATTTCAAAATGTAAATTACCTTATAACGGTAGAATTCTTTCTAATCGTAACTCAAGAAACATTAGTCCAGTAATGTTAGGAGTACCTTTCCAAGTACTTTATAATATTGTTCATTATCGTATGGAGCTTGCTCTTGCAAAAATGAAAGATACTATATCATTACTTGATATAAATGTACTTCCTAAGAATTGGCCAATTGAAAAATTCTTAGCCTATGTAGATTACACAGGTGTAGGATTTGTTGACTACAATAAAGAAGGTGTTAGATTAAATCCTCAACATCAAACTTCAGTAAAATTAGCTTCTGATACTATTGGCTCATATCTTGAGTTGCTTGCTAATATTAAGCATGAATGGGATGATTTAATTGGTATTACTAAACAACGCGAAGGACAAGTATCTGCTTCTGAAACTGTAGGAGGTGTAGAACGAGCAGTTGTTCAGAGTAGTTTAATTACCGAAATATACTTTACAATCTTTGACCAGTTTAGGGAGAAAGAATATCAAGGATTAATGGATAGTAGTAGACTTGCATGGATTGAAGGTAAGAAAGCAAGTTTTGTAATGCCTGATGTTACTAAACCTATGTATCTTTCTATTGATGGAGCTGACTATGCTAACACTGAATATGGTGTATTTGCTAGTAATTCACCTAAAGATAAAGAGAAATTAATGAAGCTTGAAGCTTTTGCACAAGCTCTTATTCAGAATGGAACTCCTGGTAGTACTGTTGCTGAAATTCTTGACCATGAATCTTTCTCACAAATGAAGTCTGCATTACAAAAAGCTGAAGCTAAAAATAATGAATGGCAACAACATATGGAAGAACTGAAAGGTAAACAACAAGAAGCTTTACTTGAGCGTGAGCTACAAAATCAGGAAACTCTTCACCAATATGCTTTAGAAGAAATTGATAGAAAAGGTGAGTGGGATTTGAAAGGTAAACAAGCTGCTGCTTTGGGTATGGATGAAGGTGTAAATTCAGCAGAAATTATGGGCCTTCAAAATGAGAATAATATTAAAAATAGAGAGCTAGATATTAAACAAACTGAGATTCAACAGAAAGATGCTGACTCTCGTAGAAAGGCAGAGTCTGAAAAGTATAAAGCAGATATGTCTTTGAAAGTAGCTAAAAGTAGACCTAAAACACCAGCTAAAAAATAGGGTTGGTGTTATATCTATATCAGTGAAAATAATGGTTTAAAAATTAACAAGTAAAAGAACTAATTAATAATTTTGAATATGATTAACAATGGAATCGAAGGTATTGGCAGTCCGCAAGGTGCAGAAATACCAGGATTAGAAATAACAGGATTACCTCCTGCTATTGAAACTCCAACCGGAGGACCTCCTCCACCAGTAGACCCTCCTACTCCTGAACCAGTAGTAGAACCAATTGTACCTCCTACACCACCAGAAACTCCACCAGCTCCGGCTGATAATGAACCTGATGATGAAGATAGTATGATTGCTAGTATTGCTGATAGAGTAGGCTATGCACTTGAAGAAAATGAGGAATATCCTGAGACAGAAGAAGGATTAGCTTCATTTGTTCAAGCAGCTATTAAGAAACAATCAGATGCAAATTTGAATGCTTTCTTAGATAGTTTACCTCCAGTAGGTGCAGAGTTCTTTGATTATCTTGCTTTGGGTGGTGACCCAGAAGCTTTCTTTAAAGTAAACAATCCTGAGATTGATTACGCTAAAGTTGATTTAACTAATGCTGATACTCAAAAGTCAATTCTTCGTACTTTTTATAGAAGAATGGATTATACTGATGCAGAAATTAATGATACTTTAGATGAACTTGAATTAAATAGAGGTTTAGAAAAACAAGCAAAACTTGCTTCTGGAAAACTTAAAGTAATTCAAGACAAAGAAAAAACTGATTTAATCACTAATCAGAAAGCAGAAGCTGCCGCAACTGAAAAAAGAATAACAGAGTACTGGGAAAGTGTAGACCAAACTATCGCTAAAGGCGAGGCAAAAGGTTTCAAAATTCCAGTATCTGAACAAAAGAGTGTCCTTGAGTATATGTCTAAACCTGTAGAAAAAGGTTTAAGTCAGTTTACAATTGACAATCAACAAATGGATACGGAAACTCGTATTCTTTACGCAATGCTGTTAAAGAATAAGTTTGACTTATCCAAGTTTGTAGCGAGTGCTGCAAAAACACAAAACGCGCAGAACCTTCGAGATAGAATAGCCGGCGAAGGGCGTAAGTTGAAATCGGGAGATAATAGGTCTTCTGTAGGAGCGATGAATCTAGATATAGGCTTACATAATATTGAAACTCCTAAAAATTAATAATAAATAAAAACTATGGCTGTTTACAGACTGTACCCTGACATTTGGAATGAACAGGGCAAATCCGATGAAAACTCTTTCGCTAAACAATTACTTGTTCAGCCTGAGAAGCTCTCTCCTGTACTTACATATTTGATGGGACAAGAAGATGAGAGGTTTCCTCTTTCCTTCATGACTGATGGTATGGGTAATACAATGGAGATTGAGGGTAATGAATATGAATACAATGTTATTGGTCGTCTTTACCGTCCAGTTGCTTTAGCTACTTCTGTAACTACTGCACAACCAGGTTTAGGCTTTAGCCAAATTGACCTTGTGTTCTCAGAACGCTTATTTGGAGAAGGATATGTTATCTTCACTCAAGGCGGTTACCAATTAAAGATTGTTGACAAACCTCAAGCTAGTGGAACCAACTGGTTGTACAAAGTAGTATTGAATTCGACTAACGCAAGTGAGTTTATTCCTAATACTGAATTACAAGCTGGTAATTTATTCGCTCAAGCGTTTGCTCCAGTTGCTCCTTATGGTTCTACTGGTAACGAAAGTTTTGCAGTTGCACCTGGTAAAGTTCGTGGTCAAATCACTACTATTCGTAAGTCATACGCCTGGGAAGGTAACTTAACCCAACGCACAATGACTTTTGAAGTTAGGACTGATAAAGGCCTTTCGAAAATGTGGTGGGATTTTGAAGAATATCAGTACAATCTCCAATTTAAAATGGAAGCAGAAATGCTTTACTGGTATGCAAAAGACAACCGTGATGACAGAGGTGTTATCCAATTGAAAGATAAAAATGGTGTTGCTATTCCTATTGGTGATGGTCTTTTTGAGCAAATCACTAACAAAGATTCTTATGGAATCTTAACTGCCGAGAAGGTAAAACAAGTGGTAAGGGATGCCTTATATGGTATGTCTGATGCTGCTAAAAAATCAATCACCTTGTTTACAGGTATTGGTGGAGCAGATAGCTTTGATGCTGCTATGAAAGATGAGCTTTCATCAAGAGCTTATATTAAATTGGATGCCGGTAAATTCGTTTACGGAACTGGTTACAATTTGTCTTTAGGTGGATTCTTCACAACTTACCAGCATATTGATGGTCATACTGTGACTATTAAACGTGTGAGTTTGTTTGATAATGGTCCTAAAGCTTTGGCCAGTCGTCGTCACCCTATTACTGGACTTCCTATGGAATCACACCGTATGGTGTTTGTTGATACTTCATCTTATGATGGTCAACCAAACTTGGTGATGGTTAACAAAAAAGGTCGTTCTTATATCCGTAGAATTGTTGCTGGTATCAATGAATTACCTGCCGATTTCAAAGGAAATGATTTCCGTGCAACTGATAAGGATGCAAGTTCACTTCACTTGTTAAAAGCAAGCCAAGTTGTTCTTAGAAGGTTCAATACTTCTATTGACATGGAGTGTATCCTACAACCTATTTAAAATTTAAAAAATAAAAAGGGGGAGTAGATTTACTCTCCCTTTTTTCAAAAAACTAAGATTATGATAAAGACGATAATGATTAAGAGGCGTGAGCCTAGCACAAGAATTGCTAAAGAAATTTCTTCAGATATTATTCTGAAAATTGGAGGTTGTTTAACTGCGACTGGTACTCCCTTAAAGGGATTAACATTCGATGAAGAAGAAAAATACCTTCCACAAATTGTAGGTATTCCAAAAGAACACTTAGAATTTACTACCAGGGTAGATAACTGGTACAATAAAATGTCAATCAATATTCCTTATTTAGGATTAAAATTGGTTATGACACTTGATGAAGATGGTAATCCAGTTAAACAATCTGTAAAAGAATGGTTATACTGGAAGTTTATGCTTGTACATCCATTTGTAGCAAAAGACAAAACATCTATTTTCTCAAGTCCTCACTACAAATGCTACATGGAAGATGAAGCTGAAGTTAATAATAGTGCATCTAATGCATTAGATGAAAAACGTAAAGCCTTCTTAGAATTTAGTAAAATTGTAGATGATGAAATCAGGTTGGATACTTGCATTCGCTCAGTGGCCAATGGTTATGGGGAGCCTGTAGGTAAGTACATCAAGCTTCCTTTCAAAGAAAAGCAAGTAGCTTTTAGTGGCTTTATGGAAAAAAATCCAGCTAAATTTTTGAAATTAATTAGTGACCCTGATTTGGATATGAAGTCAGAGATTTACTCAATGCTTGATTTTAGTATTCTTACTAAAGCAGGTGAGAGAATCATCTACAGAAGTACTCCAATAGGAGAGAATATTGAAGAAGCAGTTGCTTACTTAAAGTCAGCCGCTAATTCAGAAACTTATGCTATTCTTAAAGGAAACCTATTAGCAATGGGTGGAGCTTTAAGACGTAAAGCAGTAGAAGTAGTTAAACAAGAAGAAAAGAAACTTAAAACAGTAGCGTAATGAATATTCAAGAAATGCATATAGCCGTTGAGCAGGAAATGAACAAAGTTAATTCTAACTTGAATGACGTAGTTTTGCCTCAAGAAATGGACTTTGCATTAAATAAGAATATTCTTCGTTTTGTTAGACAAAGATATGGTGCACAATCAAACCTAAAGGGCAAAGGTTTTGAAATGTCTCAAAAAAGATATGATGACCTTCGCTCTTTAGTTGTACCGTCTTTTACTCAAGTTACTCGTGTTGTTGACTCTTCTGATATAGAATACCCTGATAAAGTATATGCACCTTTTGCAGCAGATTATGCTATAATGTTAAACTCTACTGCATCAATAGTTGATAATACTTGTACTACACAAACATTTGAACAAACTTCAGGAGGTTATGTTTATTCCCTTATCCCACTTAAAGATATATTGGCTAACGGTTCTTTCAGTTGGTCTACTTTTCAGTTTGGATATTTTGATGGTTCAAATTATAATTCATTTATTTCACAAGCTGGAAGACCTGGCTTTCAAAATTACAGTCAAACTTTAGACTACTCACTCATAGCTCAAATGACTCGTGATTATATCATGAGAATTTGGGATAGGAGATTGGCCTCAAATAAACAACCAAAATTTCAAGTGTATATTGATAGTTTTGAAGACCTTGTTTTTCCTGGTAATTTAATTATTGTTTGGCAAAATGAATTTCAGAATATAGGGTCTACAACTAACTTTGTTTATACAACTGTTCCTAGCGGTCCGAATGCTGGAAAAACAGCCTTAAAAATTACAACTACCCTTCTACCAGTCTTCAATGTTGGTCAACTATTACATTTTATTGTTAGTTCTGTATCCACTTTAGGAGCTGTTGTTTTAAAAGAGACAATTGGTCCAAATGATTACTACATCTTTGATATAATCTCAGGTGCACTTCCTGGAGGACAAACAATCACTACAGCTGTATATTACAAGTCTTTTTATTCTAGTTATGCAGCTATGGTAACTGGAACCGACTACAATTATTCACTTATATCTCCTGCCACAAGTACATTTACTACCTATCAAACAGCAGTAAATGAAGAGGCTGGTGAGACTCAACCTGCATCAATTTCTACTATTACGAGATTAACTCAACAAGATGATATTACAGTTTCTCAAGATAATCCCTGGTTAAAAACAGGACCTGACCAAGTTTTAATAACAGTTTCAGACTTGGATATAGAAGCTTATCAGAAAGTGAATAATTTCATAATAACTAAATTGACGATTACCTATCTTCGTGTTCCGATAACGGTTTCATGGTATCTTGGGGTAAATTGTGATTTACCAGAGTTTACACATGACGAGATAGTGACTATGACAGCAAGCTATTTGCTAGAGGAATTTGAATCTGGACGATACCAGACACACAAAGAAACCCTGATTTCAAACGAATAAATTTCCTTTTTTTAACTTTAAAAAATAAAATAACATGACTAAACAAGTCTTAATCAATGGTTCGGCCACCACTTTAGGCTCGACCATCACCGGGCTCACCAATATGCAGCTTGGATTTTTCAAACCTGATGGTACAGCTATTACCGCAGGAGGCTCAATCCAAGACTTTATTTTAGGTCAAGGTGCTCCCTCCGGACGTAATCCAAGAATTTCTCCGGTTGTAAAATCTGGTAGTGCTCGCTCAATTACTAAAAAAGCTGGTGCTGTACCTGTTGCCAACGTAATCAATATTGGTTATTCTGGTTCAGGTTCTCTAAATATTAACACTCTTACTGATGGCCAGTATGAAATTAAAATTATGAATATGAGTCAGCTTGCTCCTCCTTTCGTAAATTTTACTAGTGTTATTCCTACTACCACTTGGTCTTCTGCAAAGCAGATTCCTATTGAAATTTGTTTTGCTTTGCAAAATGATTTAAATAGATTCTTATTGTTGAATAGCCAATTTTCAGGTGCTCAATTTGCTTTTGTAACTACTTTATGTAATGGTGCTTCTACTGCTATTGGTGGTACAGAAACTGTTACTGTAGTTAATGGTTCAACTATTGTAACTTCTAGTGGAAGTTCACATGGTTTAGTTGCCGGTGATTGGGTTCGTATTGGTAGTGCTACAGCATTAACTTCTCCAGTTTACAAAGTATTATCTGTATCTGGTGCAACAATTACTCTTGCCTCTCCTTTTGTAGGAACTTCAGCTTCAGGTGTTGCTGCTGGTGAGTTAAATGCTGCTCCTTCAGGTTCAACTTTAGCTGGATTACAAATTGTATCCAATGGTAATTGGTTCACCACTAACAACTGGGCAATGGGAACTCCTAATGGTCCTTTAGTTGCAATTGTTGGAAGCGATTTAGTTGGCACTCCAGTAGTAAATACTACCGCATTTAGTCCAGGAACTAACACAATTGCTCAAACTGTTGGTTTAGAGTATTCTTACTTATCAGCTTTAGGAATTGCAAATAGGGGAGTTTTTCCTTATCCTAATGACTTTTATGCTGAAGCAGCCGCTACTCAAGCATCAGCTACTACTTTTGTAGTATATGAAATTGCTTATAGCCCAATTTTCTCAGATAAGAGTGCTCAAGCAATTCAAAGGGCTAATGACTTAGTTTTGTATGTAGCAATTCCAACTGGAGTTACTGTAACTAATTTTGAAACCATTTTAGCACAAGCTACTGGTTTAACCCTTGTAACACTTTAATTAAAAAGGGGAGCCTAAAAACTCCCCTTTATTTTAATTAATCATTTAAATTATTACCTTTGGATAAGGAAATATGTCTAATAAAAATACGAAATTGACTTTCTTCGAAACAAAAAGTGAAAGTCCACAAGAAAAAACATAATAGACACTAGTCAATAAAAGACCAGTGATTTAAGTTAAGCTCGAAAGGGCTCTTGTGAAAACAAGCTTTATAGTACTAACCGTATAACTTAAACTACAATGGGATTCACTACAGCGGAGGCTTTCCTCAAAAATATTAAAGACCTATTAAATTCTACAAATGGTAATGCTTTTGTAGTAGGTACATACACTTTAACAGCTACTCCTACAGCTGTTACAACTATTCAGTGTAAAGCAATTCAACTTTTATCATCAGTTACACTTACAGCTAATGGAGTAAGTATAACTTATCCTGGTGGCTTATTACCTTGTGGTAATGCTAGTGAAGTTTTAGTATCTGGTTCTGGAACTGTAAGCTATATAATTTATTTATAATGAGTGTAAGATTAGAATTAGCCATTGGTTCTGGAGTAACTAATGGAGGAACTATAGCAACAGGAATGTTACAACTAGCCGCAGGTATACCTTTAGATACAACCTTACGAGCAGTAACCGACCAAGCCAACACAGTCAGCCCCCTACAGCTTAGTACTACGCAGGTGGGGATAGCTACTAATGGGGCAACACCAACATCAACAGCTACACAAAGGGGTAGTTTTGATTTTGTTTTTAGTGGGCTATCTTGGAATGGTTCTGCGGCAATTGATGCTATTTGGAAAATTAAACAATCCGCAGATTTAACGCAAGATAATTTTCCTAGAATAGTTGGCGATTATAATGGTGTTCAATTTATTAGAATTGATAAAAGCACTAATTTAACTACTTACAATTATATAGGGAATACTTGTTTTGGTTATCAATCTGGTAACTCACTTGCCTCAACAGGGGTAGGAGCCTATAATAATGCTTTTTTTGGAGGTCATTCTGGGCAATCAAACACAACTGGTTATCAAAATACTTTCTTAGGTAATAGAAGTGGTGTTCAAAACACAACTGGTTATCAAAATGTATTTATAGGGCAAGGTGCTGGTTATGAGAATATATCAGGAAATGCAAATGTTTTCATAGGATTTCATGCAGGATTAAATGTAACCACTCCAGTAACATCTGTTCATATTGGAGAAAGTGCTGGAGCTGGTGCCATTGGTGCAACAGGTATCGCAAATGTATTTATTGGCAGGCAAACTGCATATGCTTATACTACTGGCTTTAACAATGTTTTAATAGGTAGGCAAGCTGGATACTCTTTAACAGAGGGTAGTTTTAACACGTTCTTGGGGAATAATAGCGGGTTTAGTATTACTACTGGGGTAGGCAATACTTTAATGGGGCATGAAGCTGGATATACTAATACCCCTGCTAACGCTTTAACTACTGGAACAAATAATATTTTTATAGGGTATCAAGCTGGCTTTGATAGCGCAACACAAAGAACTAACGCTATTGCAATAGGTTACATGGCGAAAGTTGACGCAGATAATACAATTGTATTAGGCAATACATCAATAGTAAAGACTATTTTAAGAGGCACAATTAATTCAGGAATACAAAACGGCAATGCTGGGTTGTCAACTGGTGATTTGTATTATGATACCGCAGCTAATATTTTAGCTAATGGTGATATGGTAGTAGGACGAAAAGCATAATATTAAAAAATATGGACAAAGGACAATTCTTAATCAAGTACAATACTGCCTTACAGGTAGCGAACACAGCATTTAGTAAGCTAGGACTTACAGCAAAGAAATTCACCAAAGCATATAAGGATGATTATGATGATTTGGCTGATGAAGAACATTTTATCCGCAAGGACTTTGCTAAGGTTGTAGATGGTCAGGCACAGAAAGACCAACAAGGTCAATTAGTGATGGATGATTCAAAGGAAAGGGAATTGGTTGCAGCTTTAAGGGCATGGAAGAAAGAACCTATTTGCTTTGAGTTAGACAAGTTCACCCCTATTAAATTAGAGGGTAAACTTTTATTCATGTCTGCTCCTATCTACGAGGAACTAAATGGCTTTGTATTTGATGTAGAAGAAAGTGTTTACTTGGATGCTCTTGAAGCAGAAGTAATCAGACAAAGCGAACAAAAATAATTTTAAACCGAGGGGGTGAGGGTGACCTTGCTCCTTTTCATAACCTAAATACCCATGCCCGAAAAATTGTATGAATACCTGCTAGGAATTGCAGTTTTAGTTATTGCCTACTTTTTAAGGCAGATACACACTGACTTTAAAGCCTATATTCTTGACTTAAAAACTGTCAAAGAGGAACAAAACAACTTGCTTAACAAAGTACTGTTAAATGAGCAGAAAAGCAAGTCACAGTATGAACTATTGAATCAGTTAACAACTGAGAGGTTGGGGACTATGAATGGGCACATGAGCGAAATGAGCCAAACCATGCAGAAGCTATCTGAAACCCTCATTCGTTTGGACAAAAATCAACAAGTAGTTTCTAAGACAATGGAGAACTTCATGAAGCTAGAGGATAGGATTTTGGTACTTGAACGTCACGAAAACAATTAATATGATATACCTAATACTACTTGTCGTTATTGTCACTTGCAGCGCAATAATGGATGCCAGTGATTACATTGCTAAATACTGCCTTAAAAGAGGTTGGATGTATTTGTATGATTGGTTTAACAGCGATAGCTGGGAGAATAAGTATGATATTAGAACCTGGTTAATTAAAATTGGTATTCCTGAGGGTATAGCAACATGGTTGGCTAAGGATATTTTGGTCGTGTTCACGGATGGATGGCATTTCATTAAAGCTGTTATGTTTGCTTGCATGGAGTACATGGTAGCTGTTTTAAGCATAGCCGAAGTAAACGAGTTTTTGGTTTTTATAGATTTTCCTTTTACATTTACAATAGGTTGGTACATACTATTTTTGTTTCTTGCCGCAGGGCAGCTATTTAATGTGATTTATTATCGTTTAAGAGGGAAGATATGAAATGGATTCAAGACAAAATACCATTGATATACGAATGGTTGTTAACTTTCTCTAATAGAAAAAGCTTTTTTAGTTCAAAGCGAATTGAAAGGTTTTGGCTATTTGTTGTGGCTTTAACTGCCTCAGCATTTTATTTATTCAAAGGAATTTGGAATTGGGATTTAACATCCTCAGACATATTGATTGTAGCTGGTATGTTATTCGGATATGCAGGATATACTATGATACAAACAGCCAAGGACAAACCAAAAGACAAAGGAGATGGAAACGCTCAGTAGCCCATATTCAAGGTTATTTATGAACAAGAATAATAAGCCAAAGAAGCCAAAATGGTGGGAAATACTTATTATTTTATTATTATTGTCGTATATTATAGGTCAATTAATTAGAAGTTTAACATGAGAGATATAAAATGGTTAGTAATTCATTGCACAGCAGGTCCACAAGACCAAAAAACGGTAGATATTAAATCGTATTGGGCAAATAAATTAGGATGGAAGTCTTATGGCTATCATTATCTAATATCTAAGAACGGAGTAGTTGAAAACATTACACCGATAGAAAAGCCTAGTAATGGTGTAGCAGGTTATAATAGCAATTCTATACATATCTGCTATAAAGGTGGTATGGGAGGAAAAGATACTAGAACTCATGAGCAAAAATCCTCAATGCTAAAGTTACTAAAAACACTTAAAAGCCAATTCCCTTCAGCAAAGATAAAAGGTCATAGAGATTTCAGTCCAGATATAAACGGAGATGGTAAAATTGATAGTAGGGATTGGGTAAAATTGTGCCCCTGCTTTGATTCAATCGAGGAATATCAATCAATATCATGAGAACCTTACTAATACTTTCTCTAGCGTTATTTCTAGGAAGTTGTGCTAGTCAGCGTAGGTGTGACAAAAAGTTCCCGCCTCAAACCACTACAAAGGATAGTGTGGTAATAAGAGATAGCGTACACATCATTGAAAAGGTACACCACTCACTGAAGATTAAGGATAGTGTTGTCTACACCAAAGGAGTAAAGGATAGTGGAGAATTAGACGTTAAGGAAAACCAAACCATAAAGATTAAAAATGACAAGGTAAATATTGTTATTAAAATTAAGGATGGAATTGTCAAGTACAACGTGGATATTAGCCCAATGGAGAGCAGGTATCAGTCCACCATAGATTCTATGTCAAACGAATTGCAGAGCTACAAGTCAAGAGATTCTACCAACATACACGATAGCGAAAAAGATAAGCCAGCAGTTGTTATAAAAGACCCTTGGTACATTCGCCTTTGGGATAGTGTTAAAAATATCTTCGCCTACATAGGTTTAATTGTAGTCATAGTGTTCCTTGGGAGAATGGCTTTAAAGTATTTTATTAAGGTTTAGCTATCATTTTCTTGATGTCGGGAAAATGATAAAAATTTGCATTTAATAGATTAATTTGTAAATTTGCATTGTTGTTTGTAAAGGGCATTCAACTAAAATAAGATATTGTTCGTAAGAACTACAACCACAAAGGTAAAACTTTGGAGGCCTGAATGCCCTTTACATTTGGGCTTTTTTTATGCCCTATGTTGTATGGGATTAAACATAAACAAAATAAATCTTTCATACATTTAATCAGGTTTTGTTTGTGAAGTCCGTTGATGTTCTAAGGGGGTCAAAAATACGGAGAGTGAAAATAGAAAACATAAGCAATCAAAACTAAAAAACTTATAAAGTATCATGAATTGGAGATTCTAAGATACACCTCAAAGGAGGTCACTCGGGTAAGTCAGATTAACTACATGATTAAATTCAAGCCATGTGAGAGATATTCACTCGGTAAAACCCCCTCTATGCTAATTTAGAATCGTTCTAAATAATACTCTTTAATTAACTCCTGATGAAGTTGTATAATTGACAGCCACATAGGGTCTTTAGCAAGGTCTGAGTTAGCCTTTGTTTCCCACTCTTGGTGATGCTTGCGGCACTTTAAAACTATGTTCTTATCATATAACCTGAATCTAGGAAATGCAGCCTTAGATAAAATATGTGAGTAATTCCAAATATCAAAGTCTTTAAGATTTTCACCGCAAACAGCACATTCGTGCTTTCTTACTGACCATATAGTTTGAAAAAGCAAAAGTTCACCACTAGGTTTAAACAGCACCTTTTTAACTGGCTCTCTTAGATTAGACTTTGGCTTAGGATTCTTTGAGGCACAAACCTTACACATTTTTCTTGAAAATATGTATTGTTCAGTATTACAGCTTATACAAATCTTTTTCTTAGCAAGCATGGCACGAAGTTACACGTTAGCAGAAGATTTTGCATAGAAACTTGTATAGTATTTAACTCCACAATTTTGTAATGGCTTGGTAAGAGAATCAATTTCACTTTCCACAATATCCATTACTAGGCTATGTGCGCTCATATAAACATGGTCTTTTATGTCAAACATATCCTTAACCTTCTGAATACCATACAATATAGAAGAATGGTCGCGGTCTAAACACTTGCCAATAAATTTAAGTTTAAAACTATTCTTATCAATTCCATAAAGAATATCCGAAAAGCAATGTCTTAAAACAACATATTCTCTTTTTCTGCTTTTGCCTTTTAAACAACCAAGAGGTAATTTTTCTCTAGTTTCTATTATATATAGGATATTATCAATTGATAGCTTTGATAAAACACTCTCGCTAATATCGTTTTCCTTGTAATACTCTTCAACCTCTTTATCCATATCGAGGCTGTATTTCTTCTCCAAATGTTTGATAAAGGAGATGGTTGCAATTTGTCTGTAATTCATAATTTATTTTAATTTAAGCCCAAGTGATGTGACTAATTCTTTAAACAAAGGGTTTTTATTGGTAAAATGTTCTAAAATCTTTTCTTTAGAGGTAAGGTTAGGAACACCTAGCACCTCCACCTCTAGGCTGATACCTATTACATTTGCCCTTTCTAGCAGCATTTCTGCACACTCTTTTGTTCTGACTTGTAAGTAGTAGGTATCACCCTTTTTAGTTATTCTGGTGTGGTTTAAATAGGCTATCACGATTTAAGTTCTACTAAGGTGATAAGGTCTTGCGTAGTTTTTATTTGCTCTAACTCTTCATCTCGTATTGTTATGCCATACTCTTGCTCTATGACTGCTACTATTTCTAGTACGTCAAGAGAATCTGCGCCCAAGTTATTTATAAGAGTTTGTTCCTTATCTTCTATTGTTAACATCAAGTGATGCTCTACTATTCTTACTACGTTTTCAGCTATGTCCATAAGTTATTAAAAATTTAGTGAGGATGGTGTGACTTGAACACACGACAGATATTAAGACTTCAAAAAGTCGGCTCTAACCAACTGAGCTACATCCCCAAGTTTTGGGCTAGTCATTCCACTAACCACTTTCATTCCAACCTTTACGCCTTCAAAAAACCCCAAAAATTAGTAAAAAGGTTCTAGCCATAGCGTTTTGACTATTCTATCAGGTTTGGCTTCTCACCCCTAGACCGAGGGGTGTCCTTATGCGGCTAATATCCCATGACCTCTTTCCACCACTTTCCTTGCTCATTAATTTCTCTCCAGCTTCTCCATAGGTGTAATAGGTACTTAATTGTTGCTATCATAGTGTGTGATATTAAATTTAAAATACTCTTTCCCTTTCGGCACAATAACTTTTGTAGCAGAACCCTTTAAAATTAGCTTGTCGTTAAACTTATACTTCTTGCTTAAAATATCTTGGGTTTGTTTTATTGAGTTATCCCAATCTGAAGCACTATTGCTAAAACCAAACTCAAATTGAATCTCATAAGGCGGCTCAGGAATGACAAATGATTTAGGTAATAGATACATTAACTTATGTTCATAAGCCTTGTACTTATCTGTTTTAAACCTCTGACCTTTCCAAGCCTCATTTACAGACAATGGTTTAGCTTCTATTTTTATCATGCTTCTTTTTAAGTTTG